AATAAAAAACAGCAACTGTTTTGATACACCTGGTTTCAATTTATATAATATCGACTTTTGTGCATACATAATCTTGTCAAAAATACAGATTTTTTTTAGTTCCGGTATGTTTTAATGCGTTTTTCGTATAATCACAAAAACCAAATGCGAGCGTAAATATAGAATAAAATGCGATTTTTACCTCGAAGTTGAGAACAATATTAAAAAACGAAATGCGACTTTATTTCCGCACACACAAGAAATCTTAAAATTAAATACTATTTGAATGTTGTTAGAATGGTATTTGAATGGTAATTGAACACCAAAAAAAAGCAAGAGGATAAATGAAATATCCTATTGCTTTTTTGATTAACTATACATTTAATTCGAATTTGCACTGATTGCCATTGAGCAGTTGCTTTGTTGATTCGATGTTATTCTCGTATATGTGCACATTTCCCAGATTAAGAGTGATTGATTTCAAGGGTAAATCTATTTGCCTGGCTATAAGATATAAGTGATATATATCTGCCGGCAACCCCAAACTCGCGTCACTGCTTCGCTGATACGCGCTTATTACAAGGCGTCCATCATCTATCTGAAACTGCACAAGAGATAAACACGGTGCCTGGTTACTCTCCGCATCTGTTGCTCCTAAGAATAACACATAATTCTTACTATTGCGTTTTTCCTTATTTATCCTGGATATTAGCGGAGGAAGCTTCTCGAAGTAAGTCGGGTAGCTATTCACCAGGATAGAGCCACAATAATCCCACCAGTTAACACCGATGTCACGATACTTTTCTACCTGTCTTTCTCCCTGCATGAACAGCGACAGTTCACCTTTAAGTTTATTCCTGGCAATTCCGTGCCCTTCGAATATTTCAAGCAGATCCGCAGGTTTTAGTTTAAGCTGCTCATTCAGTAAGTACTTAATACTCCCTTTCTTGTTATTTTGGGTTTTCCCTTTTTCAATTATTTTCGAAAGGATCTCATGATATTTGTTCATGGCTTACTTATTATTTTATACAACATTATATCGGTATATCTCGCGCTCCTGTTTAGTTGAGTAGCCATCTCCACTTTAACAGCCCCATTAAAAGGGTTAGCTGCTTGCATATTTTTTTCAAGCCAGTCACACAGCTCAATTATATTACTCTTATTACTTGTAAAGTAGAAGTAATTCGTATCTTTCAGCGTGTGTAGCACATCCAAATAATCTTTGAGTTTCCAGTATCCCGAATAAGTTCCTGCATCGGTACTCAAATATGGAGGGTCAATCAGGAACACTACATCCGGACGACCACGATATTTGGCAAATAGCTCCTTATAATCCATTTTTACTATGTGGATACCGTCTAAATATCCGTCAGTACTATAATTGCTTTGACGGATATTGTTATACAACGTCATTTTACTGAAAGCTTCGAAAGTAGTGGCGTAGTTCATAGAGAAAAGCAGACTGCTGGATAAGGTTATAAAATCCACAAATCCACTTTCAGCTTCAACTTTCAACATTTCTATGATTTGACTGCGCACCGTATCAGCTACTCCGGCCCTTAAAATGTGGGCGGATGACATTATACGCGACGGCCAGTATTTCGGCGAGTTCATTGAAAGCAAGGATATAATCCTGATACATTTCAGTAATAAGTACGACCCGAAGGCCGTCCGTGATACCATCGGATACATTCCTAACTCCGTAATCAGAGCTGCCGAAACAGCAGTTAAGGCTGCTTTCGATGCGAACGATAAGGGGGAAGTTCTACGCCTGTTTAATGAGGCGTTCACATTCAGACCAACAACCGGGGCTGAGTACAGAGCGCTTAAAGCCTTAGGGAACAATTAGCATTTTTCAAAGATCATATTTTAAAGGGCAGGAGTTTCTCCTGTCCTTTTTTTTATTGATATCAAAATATTTTATTACTTCCTTTATACGCCGCCAAAACCTGTTTATCCCCCCAGTACATCTTATCCACCTGCTTTTTGTTCAAAGCCAACGGTGGAAGCGTGTCAAAGCCCCAGTTCTGATTATTACCCGCATTTACGCTGTTTTTAGCCAGCAACCTGCGGGCTTCATTCACTTTGCTGTCTGAGATACTGCAATACTCTACCGTACTGGCTTCTGAGCCTGTATAGTTGATTGTATGCCGCTGCCCGGGTGTGGTGCTCTCTATTATGATAGGTTGTGAAGGAGTACCAATAGCGGTAATTTTGTTTATGTTCTTTACTGTATCTGATATGAACTGAACTTTACGTCCAGCATCTATAATTACTTCACCGACAGAAATTCCAGCATCAAATTTATAACCACCGGTATGATTACCACTAAATCTCACTTTATTCAGAGTCGTTCCTGCGCCAGCCAATCTAACAAGATTAGTTCCAGATTGCGCAGTTAATAATAAAGTAGAACCTTCAGCAACAATATTTTTAGCCACATTTATAGCATATCCTGAATTAGAAGTCCCCTCTATTATGCCATTACCTAAGTAAGTCGTTTCGCCATCGAGATGAACAACAAGCGCTTTAACATTATGATCATTAATATCTAAAGTTCCATAATAACTCGCAAATACAATATTGCATATCGCATTTGACAATAATGTATAAAAGCCATTGTAGGCATTAAATACAAGTGAATATACTAATTTGTCATAAATATTAACAACGCAATTATTCCTTCCAAAAAAATATACATAATAATTACCTGTTTGAGTTATACTATTACCTAAAACATAACTTCCATAGCACTCTATTGCATTAACCAATTTCATTGTAACTTCCTCATTTACAAATGACATATCTAATGATCTACCGATTCTCGATACATTAACATTCAGCGTACTTGCTCCGGTAAAAGAATATGCATCGAATACAGCGTCATCTTGCGGAAGCGGCACTCTCCCTGCAACTGTACGGGTATAATCGCTAAACCATTTTGTCGCATCACTCCAGTTGACTGCTCCGCTTGTATGCTTGAAGTATTGCGTCTGAGAAGGTGTGAATATAATTCCTGAATTTCCACAGCAGTCGCCAGAACCTCCCTGAATCGCGGATAAATCACGGTTAGCCGTACCCGCTAAAGTTATATCTCTGAAATCTACATTACTCGCTGCTATTGAGCCGTTGACTGTGAGAGTACGAGGTGTACCGATTACATTTGATAATATTAAAAATCTATAGATTTCAGAATTGGCGCCAGAGATAGTCAAATTATTTTGTACATTCTGATTTCCGTACAACATCATACCTCTGCCAGATACGCCACTTACTATATGTTTTAAATTATAAAATGTATTATTGCCTGTTATTTCAGAAAATGATCCCAATATTATTGTCGAGGTGTTGTATTTAAATGTGTATCCAACTGGATATGTATTGTAAAATGATGTTGTGAAAAATAATGATGAACCAAGCGTTAACGTCTTTACTCCAACGCCTGTATCATAGTTGTTTGTAGTCGTTATTGTAAAATTATTAGTTTGCCAGTTGCCGTTTGCAAGAATTATCTTAGTATTACCTACATTACAATCATCCATATTCGTCCACGTTCCACTATTCCCATCAAAACACAGCCTGTTCCAGCTTGCAACCTTTCCGTTCGTTGTGATGTTACGGCTATCTGTTGCTTTCAAATACAAATAGCCTGTTCCAGTAAAGCTTGTTGTAAGATTTGAATGCAATGTTAAACTTCCGTACACGTTAAAGTTATAAGCTGCATTTGCAAGCGTAATAGTATTAATCCCTGTAAAATTCAAATCCAGCATATTTGCAACCGCATTAACCGTAATCGTTCCTGTGCCCGAGTTGCTGTCAAACGTTACATTGTCTGCCGATGTGGGTACAGTTGCTCCGCCAGTTCCCCCGGAACTTGCCGACCAGTGAGCTGTATCATTCCAGTTCCCCGTTCCCCCTATCCAATATCTTGCTGCCATACATTATTGAAATTTTCGTAAAAACATAAATCTCCTGTTGAAATATCATATACTACAAAGCCGTAAGCCTGTTTGAGTTCATCCTCACTCAGCTTCGAGCTTATCTTGTCAGTAATCTCGCTCATTGTAAGTGATGAGATGTCACCGCCTACGAGCACCTTCACAATCGTTTCAATCCTGCCCGTCACGTCCGCTTTCCGGTGTGATACTTCAGGCGAGTAGGTCTTATCTACTATGTAGCAGGAGAAATTCACGTTATTGAGGTTAATCTTACCCTGCTCTATGTTGCTGTAATATCGTTCGTAGATCATGGCTGAATAATCAAATAGAGAGTTGTCGATACCTTAACCGGAAGCGCATCGTATTGCGCCTGTGTGAGCTGTGCAACCTGCATCATGACCGAAGAGGTAATATATCCGGCTGCCTGACGCGCTGCCTCTGCCTGTTGCCGTTCTGTTTCCTTTGTCTGCCTGGCTGTTTCGTTAGTTCCTCTCGTCGTTTCAGCAGCCTGCCGTTCTGTTTCCTTTGTCTGCCTGGCTGTTTCGTTAGTTCCTCTCGTCGTTTCAGCAGCCTGCCTTTCGGTTTCCTTAGTCTGCCGTGCAGTTTCGTTGGTTCCTCGGGTCGTTTCAGCAGCTTGCCTTTCGGTTTCCTTAGTCTGTCTCGCAGTTTCATTATTGCCCCTTGTCGTTTCAGCGGATTGGCGTTCAGTTTCTTTCGTCTGCCTGGCAATTTCGTTATTGCCCCTTATCGTTTCAGCAGCTTGCCGTTCGGTTTCTGCATCCAGAATTTTCTGCTCATCTTCAACGGATAAGCCTCTTATATAACTTATCAACTCCACATCCGTTGTCACCACATTATCGGCCACATTCACAGTTACCACTATCCCGGCGCCTTTGTCCACGTCTGCACTCTTCGACGTATTGACAGTTCTGTTTACCTTCACAACTCCGATCACCTGTTTCCGGACGCCAAAGTTCTGGTCAATCACTTCCACCTCTATGGGGATTAGCGACTTACCAAACGTATATTCACTCGTCAGTTCCATCCGGAAGGTTCCGTCACCCACGGCAATAGTCTTATCCTCGCCGTTAGCGAACGCCTTGAAGCTTTCGAGTGTCGCATGGTCGTACTCCGGGTTGAACCGGAACAACACCGATAGGCTGTCGCCACGCTGTATTTGTTTAATTGTATTCATAAATAGTATTTAAATGGTTTTTAATTCATGTTTAATATGGCGTTCTCACAAGGGTAAAGTCAAACGCGCCCGCGCATACCACCTGAATGCTGTTGGCCGATTTATTCTGAAAATACCAGGTTGAACTGCCATTCATGGCTACCTGTACGGTGTATTTCGTATCTCCGATATTGTGGTTAATCGTCACCACGCTCGAGGCTCTCGATGCCGATGTTACTTTTCCCCAGACATTGTAACCGCCGCCGCCGGATGTGGCCGATCCGCCTCCCAAACCGGCTGGAATATCCGCATCTCCACGTATGGCAAATCCATATTCTTCGGAAAAATAAAAATATTTATTCGCACTCCAGAAGCTGTAAAGTCCGTTTTTACCCATAGCGCTCTTGGCAGTCGGCGCCTGGTACCACCCGTATCCGGATGCAGCCTGCGATATCTCAAAATCTGTCTCATATCCAAATTGCACATCCGCTTCCAGCTCGTATATCTCGCGGATAATTACCGTCCCGGCTCCGGTCACGGCGAAAGGAACGCCGGGCTGTGCTGTCCCGATCAGATTTCCATTCAGATAAACGGTAGCATATATGTTCAGCGAATAGCTGAGCACCTTCGATGGGTTAGAGAATGTAACTGCGCTGAAGCCGCTTTCAAATTTTATATTAGCGGCTGCCGCGAGCGAGAAACTATGTTCTATAAGTGTTCCAGACTGATAGGTGTAAGGGTCATCGCTGGGCCTATTCATAAATGTACCTACAACGGGGTTTCCGTCGAGATATTCGTATAAGGCCTCGTACTGATTTATCAGGCTGGTCGGGCTGGTTTCTATTGATTTGTTTGAGATATTAATTCGCTCTGCGCCTCCGGCATCACGCCCGATTATCGCTCCGTCGAGAATGTCAAACAGTCCGATTTTACTGCCCCCAACAATCTCCATAACACCTTTTACGAAGATATTTCCGAGAATATCCCATGCGAATTTACCGCGTGCCCGGTGACCTGAGCCATCCTTTTTATCCATCCCCCCGGTGGTCATTGCCGATTTGAACGCTTTTGCGGCATCAGCTATCGCATCTGCGTAAGTTCCTCCGAACCACTCCGCAATATTGTCGCTAAGTCCTGACATTCCGCCCCTAATACTTCCGTTAATATCTTTCATCATCAGCAGGTTGGTTGCGACAAGTCCGCCCGCTATTTCGGTGCTCCCTTGCAGCGCATCCGTGACGTGTCGCACCGCCGGGGTGAATGCGGAAGCTTTGTTGCCTTCCTGAAGCATTAATTCGGAAAATGAAATGACGTTCCCAGACGTATATCCGGCTATTCCTGAATATATGATCAAACTCCAGTTCCCGGTTGCCGGGACGGTAATTGTCTTAAACTGACGCGTTGATGACAGAGGCAAATCTGAAGCCTCTGCACTTGCGTTAGCGACAAAATCATACAGCAGCACTGTTGCAGCCGTAGCCGTTCCATCGACCCTGCCTATTGACCCGACTGTGAAGACATAGGTTGATCCGTTTCTCAAATATGTTCCTGCCGCGAGAAGTAATGCCTGCCTGGCATTGTAGTAGCTTTGAAAATAGTTAGTTATTGAAGCGGAACTGATACTACTGCTGACACTCATATTTGTGAGCAACGGAGCAAGGTAGTTGTTTAAATTAGTGTATGCGGCATCGTACGCTAATTTGCTCACTCCGCGCTGGTCAGCTATGGAATCAATCTTAGATTTTTCATACGCAATTTTGTTCCACTCGTCTTTTACGGTAATTTTATCTGCCGGTGACAGCAAGTTGTCTGATGATATATTGCTTATTACTGTCATTCCAGAGCTTGATTCGATGCCGCATAAAATCGAGTATTCATAGTTATTTGCCCCGGCTGTGAGTGTCCGCCTGCTCCCGACAATCAGATTTTCGCCCCCGACATACATGTTTGCTATTAAGTTATTTGAGTAGGTTTTCGCCGCTGTTGCTGCCGCATTTAGCAAGTCCTGCCTGGCATCATAATACGCTTTGAAAGTAGATCTGAAAGTGGTTCCCGTAATGTCGCTGGTTGTGGTTAAATCAGCAAGTAAAGGAGTTACATAGTTACTTAAATTCGTGTACGCAGCTCCGTACGCTGTTTTACTAACGCCGTAAATATCTGCATGATTATCTATTTTAGTTTTCTCGGAAGCAATTACATCCCACTCCTTTTTGGTTATTTGTTTTTCAAGCGGGGTAAGTTTGTTGTCGCTCGCAATGTCTGTAAGTTTTCCGACAGCCACATTGGCTGTCGCCTGTGCCTGATCAGCATATATATATGCTTCGTTGGCATAATTCCATGCTTCGTTGGCTGCCGTGTCGTCAGTGTATTTTGCGGCTTTTACCCAGTCTCCGGAGGCGTAGGACTGTCCGGCTGCTTTGGCCGTCTGACAGCGAAGAATGTCTCCGGAAATTCCCTGCGCCCACAAGTCGCCGACGTCGTATGGTACGGTTGGCTGTGACGTGAAAACTCGTCGTTTCCCATCCGCCGTGTCCTGTGCATGTCCGGCGGCTGTTAAAGCCTGTTGAGTAGCTGTGTCTGAAATAACCCCCCATTCCCATGCACTGATTTGGCTATTCCATTGCCAGCGCCAGCATCCTCCGGATAATGTGTTAGTGAATGTGTCGTTTGCGTGTTGTTGTTTCAGCGCATTTGTTGTCCATTCCGATGCAGGCGGGTTGGAAACGGTTGGGTCGTATTCTTTAAACCAGCTAAGCACTTGACCATCTATCTGTCTCTGCAGTTCAGCTGTAGTGGCTGTTATGAATTCATTCGTTTGTTCAATTTCAGCCTGAACGTCTTCCGGGGCTGGGGACCATTCTGATGGAATGCTCCCCTTGACTATCATAATATCCGAAATAAGGATATCCGCACTTCCGTTGCCTGAAAATAATTGAATAAATCCGCTTTGGCCTATGTAGTTATCAACTTCTATTGTTCCAAAGTAACGCTTCCAAATGTTAATTTCTGACCCGTCCAGTGTTATTACGGCGTTGTCTTCAAACAACATATTATCGTTCATTGCAAATAGCAAATTTACTCCCGCGCTCCGGTACAAGTACCAAAATGAAACAGAGTATTTTCCTTGTTCCATTATTTTATGTGTTAAATCCCACCGAAATAACCCGTCTGTTACGATTTGTATTCTCGCGGCTTTGGTGTATTTGTACCCATCGCTATAATCTTTTGTGTATGTCACTATTCCGTTTGGTAATCCCCAGTACCCATAGCTTGCGAAGCTCGACCACAGATTTCTTCCTCCTGTCTGTATTTCGTTAACTGCCTCTGAAATTCCCAGCCCCACATCTACATAGTTATTACCTGATTTAAATTTAATATTACCTCCTATTATTCCGTTTACCAGGTCAAAATAGGTATTCCCATCCTGGCTGATTAGCTTGTCGGTGGTTATCCGCCCCGGCAGTATCTCCGTAAATCCGTACAACGGCGCGAACGATCTTTGACCGTCACTCTCTGAGCTAAGAATTCCGTATAAAAAGTGATAATAGCTGGCATCCGTATCCATACCGATTGCCGTTTCCCGGAGTACAAACGTTCCCGTAGTTCCTGATTTGGCGCATTTGGCATATAAATAGTATGCCTTTCCCGCGTCGGTAATAGCCGGGGAAGTGTACAGCCCCATGTCCCAGAACTTGTATTCACTGGCTGTGTGCGTCGGACTAACGGTTTTAATCCCCAGCGACATGTGCTGAAGTATTCCCGCCGGGGCCGTGAATACCTTTGTCGTATTGTTGTAAGTATAGATGTGATCCACGCGAACAGGATTTGTCTTGCTGTTCACAAACCGGAACTGCATATTTTCACCGCCAACCAAAAGCTGCATGGTCTGCACTGTCATCGGGCTGATACCCGGGGTAAATTCCAGCATCGACGCGGCCAGCAGATCCATCGTCTCTTTGGCATCTCTCCACTGCCTCCGGCTGTAACGTATAACTTCCTTTCGTTTGTCTTCAATGATAACTTCATCCGCCTCGAGCTTCGATAATCCGGAAGAGAAACTGCCGGACACCGGTGCGTTACTGAGCGTGATTTCGGGCTTGTGTGGTTTATTGACATAGTCCTTTACACCAACGATGCGGATTACAACGCCAACCGGCTGATGCTGGCTGTCGCTGAAGAGTACATGCCCGCCGGGAACTATCTTCCCGCCGATCTCCAGCCACCTGGATGCTGCCCATATTCCGTCGAGTTCCCCGGTAAAGCGGAAACGGTCATTTTCGTTTTCTGAAAAATACCTGACTGCCTCCCGCATCATGTCCCAGCTGGCGCCTGTTTTGGTGGGGTTGTCGCTGATATAAGCGGCTGGCATGTTGATATTAAAGATGGCATAGGTATTGTTTACCTGGGGCACGTAAGCGCCGCCTGGCATAAGGATGCCGTCCAGCTCCGCGGGCACAATTTTAAAGCGTCGCTCTGCATGAATGTAACCGGTCAGATCGTCTTCTGTCTGCTCAATGTCGAATTCACGCCCGGCAAGCATCCCGCTCTCGAACTTGATAATGGCTTTTTCGCCTGCAATCCGGCAGTCTCTGTAATTCAAAGCTTCCGGAATACTGGCGTCTTTGATATCGTAGAAATTCTTTTCCGCGTCAACAACGATCACTTCGCTGACGGTTCCAACCCGCTTGGGATATATCTCTCCGGCGTCGTAACTGTCCTCCGCGGTATTGCTGTTACCGTCCCGGGTGATATACATGCCGTCGGCATCTGTCCGGTAGGTTTTTCCGTTATAAACAAGCGTCTGCGATTTGGGCAGCAAAAGTGTTTTACTGAAGTACTTCGAGTAATCAATATTACGCTCCCCGCCTTCCACGAATAGACGCCCGACTGGTTGTTTATCGCTTTCGTTATATCTCCCAACACCAGGCAGAAATCCGTTACCATTGCCGTAACTGAGTGCCAAAGGCGCATCTTTGAATTTCTCAACTTTGCGTAAATGGATCTTCTTGCTCTCAAATTCATATTCGGTTTCCCATTCCTGGCTCATTCGGCCCAGTACATCAAGACAATACTCGTGATTAAATGCCAGGGATTTCTCCGGAGCATCTATGCAGTCGCCCACTGTCCAGCCACCTGCCGCATCGTGCTGATTAAGGCAGTTGATCAGGTTGGTCAGGAATTGAACGGGCTTTGCTGTCAGGGTAAACTTCAACCGGTAGGGCTTCGAACTCATGTCCTTGTACTTGACGAATTTCAGATATTCCCTCCATCCGTGCATGACGAGTGTGTATTCGTGCTCCCTCGTTGATAGCTTCTTGAATTCCGACGGCCTCCAAAGCATGTAGCGCGAACCCTCAAAGTCTGCGTACGAACGTGCCGGTATGGTCACTGGTTCGGTCGTTGAGAACTGAAGTGTCAGCGAGTCGTCTGTCATGATCGAACGGTAACGTACCGAACTGTCATTTACGACTATATCATAAAGCTCTGCGCCTGCCTGATTATATATTTTCATAATTCTTTTGTAATGCACATTGTTAAGTCGAATTCACAAACTACCGGACCGGCATGTGTATGCAGTTGCCAGTTGCCGGTGCTTTTGTAATACCCTGAATAATTTTTACCGTTATAGCTGATTGTCCTGGCTCCCGGTTGAAGCAGATCGCCAAACAGCGCGTCGTATAAATTCCAGAACTCGACTATTTGGGCGGCGCTTAAACAGCATCCAAACGTTACTTCTTTATCTGCGAACCTCACAAAATTGCTGTCGTAAAGCTGACCGCTCATCTTCGAGTTTGTCCGTGTCAGGGCTTTCTTCAGCGCGGGTTTACGTACCAGATCATCAAGTCCGGAGGTGAGGATTATACCATATTTGTCCAGCGTCTTCCCGCCCAGAGAAACAGCGGAAGTCAGTAAACCGCTCGCGTTGGCTGCCGGATATCCGGAAGGGATAACGGGCTCGTCCTGGACAAAAATGATTGTGAATATTCCACCACCGTCATATCGTTCCAGCTGGCTCATTTTCGAAACTCTCAACGACCATGTCCTCTCAAGGGACGGAATATAAATACTCCTGTCTCCGGAGGCGGTGAGGAACGCGAAGAATGCTTCCGGGTTATTATTGCCCGTAATCGCGAAGTCAACACTTATTTCCTGAGCCTGCAACAGCGGCTCCGACAAATCTGCAACCGTCCCGTGTTCCTCCGGCCAGTCTACCTTATCCGGCTCATTCAATGCCGAGAACGACAGCAACCCGTCATATCCATTCGCTATAAATACACCATAGTCGGTATAAATATCAACATCATCTATGTAACAACTTCCTGTCATATCTTTGGTCTAAAAGTCCTGGTTCTTATGTCTAATAGTCTTGGTTCTAAAGTCTCCCAGTCTCCAAGTCCCATCTTCCCCTTGTGGGGGAAGTCCCGAAGGGGATGGGGGCCGGGGGATTTAGGGGGCTGGATGTTTTCCTACCTCTTAATATTTATCCCATCCCTGTTTATCTTCTCAATACCTTCCTTAACTCCCGACATGTCGGTCTCAATCTTCTCCAATCTATCTGTATTGCTCGCTATCCTGTTTATCGGGTCGAATATCCTGAATATCAACACCCCCAAATTAGCTTGATTGACTTCCATGTTCGACAATATCATCGCTATATTGGTCAGCCTGCCGTTATTCTCATCCACGCTATCCTGCGAAGCCTGGGCAATTCCTTTAGCAACTGACGACCGTCCCGAACTGGTTGTATCTTTACCGATTAAATCCTCATAGGCTTTTAATGCGGCGTTGAAGTTGTCCCCGGCGGCGTTCACCATCGAACCGAATACTTTTTTCTCTGCCTCTGTAAGCGTTCCGTCGTTCATCGCGGTGCCCAGGTATTTGACTGCTTCATCGAGCGGCTTTTGCAGGAACTGAAGTTTCAGCGAGTTAACAACCGCGTTTCTCAGCACATCGTTTATTACATCACCCATCGCTACGGCGGCATCTTCCCCGTTCTGGAATGCCGACACAAGGGAGTCGGCAAGTTGTGACGCAAAGTCAACAGCGTTTGTCTGGGCCAGGCTTTCAGTGATGGCCTGAACCTCATCCGCTATACCATTTTTAAGCTCCTGAATTTTATCCTGCTTATCCTTAATCGCCTCCTCATCCTGTTTTTTCTTTTTCTTCTTACGTTCCTCAGCTATCCAGGCTTCATACTCGGCAATCTGTTTTTTATTGTTTTCAATCAGCGCCTTCTGTGCGACATATACGTCGGTACCCAGGGCTTTATCAACCGCCCGTTGTAGCTTCGTGTAGGCGCGTTCGAGGTCGGAAACGTTTTGCAGGTGCTTTTTCTGAGCTTTCTCTATATCCCGGCTTTTTTTGTCGAATAACTTAATGGCATTAACCACCAGGTCAATGGAGCCTTGTATAATTTGAACCGGATTTCCGGAAGCGATACCCATCGCAATATTGGCGGCACCGCCAACCATGCCGATCACGTCGTCAGCGGTTTTCTTTTGCTCTTCGGTAAGCATACCGAGGCTGTCAAGTCCGTCAACTACGCTTCCTAATATTTGCTGTGTCCCCTGAAGGGCGGCGCCTGCAGCGGCAGCGGTTGACTTCAGCGACTTTTTTGAAGCAGCATCGAGTTTGGAAAGTTCCTCCGCTGGAGCTCCGTTACCCCGTGCAGTTGTCAGGTCTTTTTGCGCTTTTTTATAATCTTTAATTCCTCCGCTCAGCTGCGCGAACGGGTTATTCTTGTTTTTATTCTCTTTGCTGGAAACGCCTGTTTTGTCAAGATCGCCCAGCAGTTCTTTTGCCTTTTCGTTGCTTAGCTTTCCGGCTGCCACTTCGGCGGCGATGCGCTTTTTGATGTCATCAATCAGTTTGGCTGTGGCCTGTGCCGATAATTCCAGCTTTTCGTCGGTAGCTGTCCGGTACAGTTCCGTATTGGTGATCATCTCGGCGGTTACGTCGGAGATCCGCTTGTCACGCTCTGCCTCGGCATTGGCAGCGGCAGCGGCTTGACCGTTATTTTTCAACTTCAGGATATCCTCTTCATACTGGGCTTCAATGCGTGTTCGCTCATCGGCATAACTCAGCGCCAGGGCGGTGATTTCACTCTGAGCGTCGGCGGTTGCTTGCTTTTTCTTTGCTTCAGTAGTCTGTGTTATTTTTACTTCCTCATCTGAAATTGATTTCAATGTTTCCGGTTTAATGCCCGGAATTAAGGATATATCTTTAATATCCGTTTTATAGGTCTTGTTGTACACGTCCAGTATCTTCTGCCGGTTTTCTGCCACTTTGCCGATCTCTGCCTGACCATCGGCATCTATCTGCCTGAGCTTCTTTTCAAGTCCGTCCTGCATCTGGTCAATCTCCAGCGCGGCATTTTGCTTTCTTAGTTCTGCCAGTTGATCCATCAGCGCTTTTTGGGCGTTGTATTCGGCCTGCGCCTTGGTGTTAGATCCGGAGGAACTGCCGCCGCCTGAGCCTTTTGGTTTCACCAGTTCTACCAGCGAGTTGGTGGATATGTAGTTCTTTATCCTGTCAATGCCCTTATCTATTTCGGCAATGGAAGCGTCAATCGCAGGCTCTATGTTTTCTGTAAGTTGCTCCTGTGCATTTTTGGGCTTGTAAAGTCCTGACGACAGGTTGTTACCCTGCTTTTCCGGCTTCATTTTCTGAAGCTGGTACTTTTTGGCGAGTAATTGCTCCAGGTCTTTTTCGGCTGCCCGGAGTAACAGCGATTTTTCAAGTGCGGCAAGGTAATCATTGTAAGCCGACGTATTTTCTCGGATAAGTCTTCCCTCTCCGTCGAGTTCTGCAACATAACCGGGTATTTGTTCTTTGAGCTTGTTGATGATCTTAAGCTTTTGTTCCCTGGTCACATTCTCTGACGACAACGCGGCTCTCGCGGCTTCTACTTTCGAAACTTCAGCGGCGTAGCCTTCGGCTATTTCCTTTTGAAGCTTTACCTGCGTATCGAGACGGTCACGCATAGCCTTCTCCTGTTCTTTCTCTTTTGATTTTAGCTTTTCAAATAGTATTATAATTCCGGTAATAGCAGCGGTAAGTCCCAGACTTATTGCTGTCATAAACATCTTTGCTGCTGCAGTGGAAATTCCGAACGTGGCTGCAACCTTGAGATTGGCGGCTGCAAGCATAGTTTTAGCCTTAGTAAGTAGTACAACGTTGAAATAACTATCCTTATTCAACGCCTCGGCTACCTGCTGCAGGCCGATCGTGATTGCCATAACTGATTGCAAACGTGTTTGGATGCGGGCCAGCTCTTCCTGCTCGGCACCGAACAATGAAGCAACTCCAACCGCCGCGCTCATCGCACCGGCAATTCCGGATACTCCGGAAGCGACAGCCTTGAATTTTTTCTCGTCGTCCGCGAAAATTCCGGCTATCTGGTTGGTGTCTTTCATCTGGTCATTGAGTTCCCCAAGTTTACCGGTGGCAATGTCCCATTCAGCGGTTCCACGCTTTCCTGCCATTTCTAAGCGTGCCAGTTCGTCCTTGGCTTTCATCACCTGGGTACGGAGCATGTCATGCTTTTCTGCGGTTTTTTCTACCTGTCCGTCAAGCAGGATAAGAGCGTCTTTTTCCTCTTCCAGGGCACGCTTCGCAGCGCCAAGCTCCTGACCCATTTCCATCTTAGCCATTCCTGGAGTGGCCCGGTCGTATGCCTTTTCTATGTTGGCAATATCAGCTTCTATTTTCTTTATGAGCTGTTGTTGTCCCTCAATTTTTTGCTTCAGGATGGCCTCGGCTTTAACCGCTTTATCTGCTGTCGCATCCAATTTATCGCCAACCGACTTAAAGCCCGCTGCCGTCTTATCATCGAATAACATTTCTAATTTTACCGGTTCCATCTCTCTTAACTTTTTTTTATCCCCCCTTCCCAAGGGGGGTTGGGGGGTTTAACTATTAACCATCTACTATAAACTATCTCCCCCCTCTTTCTTCCCCTTGTGGGGGAAGTCCAGAAGGGGTTGGGGGGTTTAACTTGATAAACTTTCTAACTTGATAAACTAAAATCCTCTCACCGGCCCATCTGCCACCATCCTCGTAATCGTATCAAATGGTATTCTCCACATCGTGTAATGATAACTCCATCCCGTTTCCGTGCATATCTGCCAGATAACTCCAAAAAGGCTATTCGAACCTTCGTCCTCTAACTCCTTTTCTTTTTTTGGCCCAGACGCGGAGCTGCTACGTTTAGTGCGCTTACCGATCTGGTAATATTCGTAAAAGACCTGGTATCCTGAAGCTGCATAAAAGCGACTGTCGTCATCAGCATCGTGTCCGGGTGACAGCGCCATCGCAGGAAGGCAGCAAGCGCCGGAGCCAGTATCTTCCCGGTAATAAATCCGGAACAGATCATAAGAGCCACGATGCGCGATACGGCTTTACCGTTTTTGTCAATAAATACCAGGCGTTCACGTTCGGTCATTGCCTCTATCTCTTCGGCCTGTACATTCAGCGGAAGCCACAACCTCAATATACGAAGAAGCCCGCCCAGGGGCGGGCGCTTAATCGTTACGCGGGAGGATATCTTCCATTTCTTAAATCGCAAAGGACGGAGAGGCACGGAGAGCCCGACATCCAGAAGGGCTTCCGTGGCTTTCAGTTCTTCAACCATACGCTATCCCTGCGCCGGAGCGGTGTTGTCAATCGAGTAAGGAGAGGTAACACCGTCGTTGATCATCGACAGTACACAGTCAACAGCCAGCGGGTTATCCGAACCGATGGTTCCGGATACGTTACCCGATAGGGTCGCGTTCTTAATATCGATCACCTGACCGGTTACGGTCGTAATCTTAACAGCTCCGTCCTTGGTTACGGGCACGGCGGGAGCGTTCCACTTACCCGGGATGGTGACGTCAGCTGCGCCGCCAAGCACATCCACCAGATTGGCAACATTCAGCTCAATCATCTTGAAGCTGAGATCAACCGAACCTGCTTTCTTGAGCAATTTCTTTACAACCGACCGGGTCTGAGCGGCCACAACTTTCAGGTATTCGGGAGCGTCTCCACCCCATTCTACACCGTCTTCGCTGATAAGACCAATTTCTTTACCTGCAAATTCTACCTTTGCAAGCAAAAGTACCAATCCATCTAATTCTGCCATAATCTACAATTTTTTGAATTTGAAATACAATTTGATAATTTGAAATAAGATAAAAGCTGCTCCCAGCAGCATAACGACATCGCCTATACGCATCCTTGTTTTTTGCCACTTGGTTATGTAATTAACCTGATATGGAACTGGTAACTCAGTTTTAATTTCTTTGAATACGGTGTCACTCTTCATCCATACGGTATCAGGAGGCTTTCTGGCCTTATAGCTTAACATGCCGTTATTGAATTTAAGGGAAGATTGTACATTCTTAGACTTATGTTCTTCAAATCCCTTCATAAGTACCCTGTTTGTGCTGTCGCATTCGAATAGTGCTTTTAATATCGCGCTGTCTCCGGGTACCGCTACGGGCACCATTACAGTTACTTGTCTCTCAGTAACAGCCGGCACATCAGGTGGTTTCTGTTGCACTATCGGCTTGTAGGCTCTGCAGCCTGCCAATAGGAGTATCAGAAAAATGATTGTTAGTAATTTCTTCATTATTAATTTCTTGTTTTATTTTCTCCACCATATCTGCGAGGTTTTCGGGCGTTATCCGGTCAAGTAGTCGCACGATCTTGCTGTTAATGGCTCGCAACCGCGTGACTTCTCTGCTGAGCTTATCAACCTGGTCGTTCACGTTTTGATACTGAGTTTCCATTTTTTCTGCAAGCTCACGCCACATCTTTGCCACGGAATCAACATTGCCAATCTCCGATGCCTTTGCCTGAGCTTCCGTAGCTTTAGCCTCTGCTTCGGCTTTTTGCCTGGTCGATTTCAGCGTCAAAACACTAACAACCAACCCGCCTCCAAACAGCAGATTTAATACTGCCGATATGATTTCAAAAGTTCCCATGAATGATTAATTTAAGCGGTAAAATAAAGGTTTGCCTCGTCTCTCCGCCGTTTGGTAAGTCCTGCCAGTGGAGCTAATACACCATTGATGCGGGCTTTGTTCCATTTTGCAAATTCACCGCGGATGGCCGGATCATTCGGATTTACCCTCACTCGTTTAAGCAGGGTGCTTGCTCTGAAATTTCCGGCGCCACAGTTAAAGACGAAACTGACAAGGGCGTCAAACTGATTTTGCGTAAGGTTCAGACGTTCACGGTTAACAGCATTTTCAGCGTCTGCCAGGTCGGAGCGTAAATACATCTCTCCAATCTCCGGAGTGATCACCTGACCATTCATTACACCGCTCGTATGTCCGTAACCGATAGTCCAAACTCCCGCAGGGCATAGGTAAGCACGAGGGACAAAGCCCTCATGCTTCTTAATCAGTTGTATGCCGCTGTTACCAGTTCTCACTTCTTAGCTTTTTTTAGCGGTTTTCACTTCAGCATCTGCCTGTGCATTAGCTTCAGCCTCCGCCTTAGCCTCAGCCTCAGCCTGTGCTTCAGCTTCCGCCTCAGCCTGCGCCTCAGCCTTAGCCTTAGCCTCTGCCTGCTCTTCTCCGTCCTGGTTCTTGGTTCCTGGTTCCTGGTTCTCTTCAGCAAGTCCGCGCTCCACCAAATCCTTCGCCCTCTCGTCGTCAAATTCACATACTGTCCCCGGCTCATAGCGGGTAATGTGGTTGTATTTATCCACAAAAAGTTGCAATACTTTTACTTTCATATTTATGTGTATGTAGGGGTACCGGTTGGTACCCCTGATTTGATATGTTTACCGAACTATCCTTCCGGAACTACCGGAGGAGTGAATACAGGGACTGCGCGTGAGTCAAGTACTACGATTTCTTCGCCCCAGGCGATGTTCGTGTCGGCCTTCATCAAAAGTTTGAAGAAGTAAAGTTCTGATGCGTTGCTCAGCTTGTCGATAAGGATCACGTCCTCGTCGTCCTGCAGGTTCACACCGGCAAAGAAGTTACCGTCCACGCCGTCGCTCCACAGGGAGGCGACAATAAGATCGTCAGGCCACGATGCCACAGTTTCGATGGCGATGCCTTTGTAGCTCTTACGGTTCACGTCAGTTTCGCTGGCGTTCTTGTATTCGCGTTCGGTGAGTTCGTCATCGTACTTGTCAAAGTCAACCACCGACATCACGATTTTCAGGGCAGGGTTCGAGCGCATTGCTTTAGGAATGGCTGCCTTTACAGCTTTCAGCTTGTTGATCATCGTTGCTTCTGCCGGTTTGGCCAGGATGATCATGTCGGTGTCGGTAGCCATACGGGTGAGGATACCATCGAAAAGATGATCGTCATCAACGCCGTACGAACCGTTCACGTAATGTTCGCCAAGTTCAAACTTAACCTGTTTGGACAGCTCTTCAAGCATCTTGTTCTGTACTTCGCTGGGAAGTTCACGGAATACAAGGTTTCCTTTCGGCTGGAAAGGTCTCCAGATGGATTCAAACGTGCGCGGGTTGAATACGGTGAATGCCATGAAATCTTTCGGTTCCAGCGCCTTTTCACTGTAGTCGTAGTCGCCCTTCGAATCAGTTTTTTGCGGATCTTCTTTCCGCTTTTGCAGCATCTTCCCGCGTTTCATGCGCGGAATGCTCGTTTTCTTTTCAACACCGGGAATAACCATGATCAGCCCTTTTTCGACTAATTCATTACCGGTGGCAGCAAGCGTCAGGATGGTTTCCAGTACCTCGCCTGAGTAATTGGTGTTTTTTACTACTATTGCCATTTCTTTATGGTTTTAAATTGTTTTTGATTGCGCTCATTCTTTTAGCCCAGGGGCCTTCTTTGGATCCGGTGTGGATGTGGAGGTCGTTCAGTACGTGCCTTTTGGGGGCAAGTGCTTTTAGGGCGGCTTCGCCGTTTACGGGGTCTTTGTCAAGCAGAGCCTGATAGGTCGGACGGGTTTCTGCATTGATGCGCCCGTCAGCTTCTGCATCGTCAAGCAGCTTCTTCCGGGCAGCGTCTGCATCCTCTTTCGCTTTGTTCAGAAACACATTCAGGCTTTCCTTGGTTGTGTTGAGTTCAGCGGTCAGAGTGGGAACTTTAGCGGCTTCGGTTTCAAGCGTGTCGATTACGGTCAACACAGCTTCATCGGTCGCGCAATCGCTAAATCGCGGACGTTTTTTGATGTCTTCTAAATTCATATTCTGATTGGTTTTTTTTTGGCTTTCCAGCCGGTTATTGAATATTGTGTAAATAATCTCGGGGGTGGGACTGGCCTCTGCTATCGGATCGGCGTCATAGATGCCGTCTATAAAACCGAGTTCAAGAGCTTGCTGAGCGGTGAGCCAGTGGTCGTTGCCGTCAAAATAGACGGACTTAATTTCTTCCGGGGTTTTTCCTGTTTTTTTTGAATACATGTCTGCCAGGGTATTCTCCAGCGTATCAATTTCCTGAATGGTGCTCTGTAACACATCTTTCGTTCCATAGCAGCCTACTGATATGCTGTGTAGCATCAGCCGGGCATACTTGCTCATCTGCACGGGTTTACCGCATAGCGCAATGACCGATGCCATGCTGGCGGCTATTCCGTCCACATATATATGAATGTTGGCTGAGCTGGCCATCAAGGTATTAAATATGGCTATTCCGCCATATACATCCCCGCCGTTGCTGTTGATGCGTATGTCAATATCCTTATAGGCGGCTTCTGCCTCCTTAAGCGCGATGGCTATGTCCGCCGGACGTACATTCTCTACCCAGTCCGATATGTCTCCGTACAGGTAGATGGTGGCTTTATCGCCGGATGGTATAAGGTTGAAAAATCTCTTCATCTCATTTCTGTTTACTTGTTAGTTTTCCGTTTTGCGGTTTAGTAGATGCAAAATTGTACTCTTTTTTCACTATCTGCAAATCAGAAATACATGATAACACTTTATAAATGAATGATATAATCTTAAAACCGCATCATGTTTTTTCTTTTTGCAGAAGCCCTTTTTTCAAACCAATTTTGTAAAAAAAAGAAGAAAAAAGATGGCAGAATTAACGCGTGAGCAAAAAAAAGACTATGCGAAAACGCTGTTCCTGAAAGAGAATTTAACCCAGGAAGAAATTGCGTTAAGGGCAGGTGTGTCCAGGCAAACGGTCATCCGCTGGATTAAGGAAGGAAACTGGGATATCCTGAAAGTGTCTATCACGATCACAAAGGAGGAACAGCTTAATAATCTCTACCGGCAGCTGGCCGAAATAAATACGGTCATCTCTGAACGGAAACCGGAGGAGGGCAAACGCTACGCTACACCGGCTGAGGCTGATACAATCGGAAAACTGGCAAAGGCAATAAAACAGCTCGAAACGGAAGTGGGACTGTCAGAGATAGTGTCAACATTCGGCGGACTGATTAAATGGCTCCGGGCATTTGACGTGAAACAGGCAAAGGAATTTACTCCGGTGCTGGATGCGTATGTTAAATCTAAACTATCCTGATAATGGCTAAAAGAAGACTTACACCCGATGAAAGGCAATCACTCCGCGAGTGGGATGAACTGATAGCGTCAATACGGGAGAGTTCTGACATAGATACGTCCGATTCTCAGCAGGAGATCGAACTACGCAAACGCCGCCTGGAAGCAGACAATGAAGCGTGGTTTAGGTATTATTTTGCTCAGTATTACACATCGGAACCTGCCGCATTTCACTGCGAGGCTACAAATCGCATCATGTCTAACAAACGATGGTACGAGGTGCGGGCATGGTCACGCGAGCTTGCCAAATCGGCACGCTCAATGATGGAAATCATTAAACTGGCGCTCACGGGCGAAATTCATAATGTACTGCTTATTTCTAACTCTGCCGACAATGCCGAAAGGTTGTTACTGCCTTTTATGGCTTCATTTGAAGCTAATCAGCGTATCATTCAGGATTATGGAATTCAGAAGAAACCGGGCAGCTGGGAAACAACGGAATTTACATGCCTTTGCGGATGCTCGTTCAGGGCAATTGGTGCGGGACAATCGCCGCGTGGTACCCGTAATAAAAACTATCGTCCGGATTTTGTCCTGATTGATGATATTGATACCGACGAAGAATGCCGGAACTCCGACAGGGTCGAAACGAAATGGAAATGGCTCGAGGAAGCGCTCATCCCTACAATGTCGGTATCCGGCAATTACCGCATACTATTCAACGGAAATATTATCGCTAAGGTTTGCTGTATAGCATTTGCTATCGAAAAGGCTAAATCAATCCCGAAAATAGGGCACGTTTCTATTGTCAACATCCGAATGGTGGATATCCGCAAACCCGATCCGGTGAATGACTTTAAATATGGTATTAGCGTATGGAATTGCAAAAACTCCGAAGACGATATAGATATGTTCCTGTCGCTGATCAGTACCAGCGCTGTGCATAAGGAATTTTTCAATAATCCGGTTTCTGTAGGTGAGATATTTAAGGAAATGATATACGGAAAAGTTCCTCCGCTATCTAAGTTCAAATTCCTGGTAATATACGGTGACCCTGCACCGGGGGAAAACAAGGGGAAGAAGAGTTCTACCAAGTCGGTTTGCCTGCTTGGTAAAACAAACGGAAAGCTGTATGTCATTAAATGTTTTCTGGATCGGGGACTGAATTCGGAATTTATTGAGTGGTACGTCTATTTGCTTGAATATGTCAACGGCAGGGTTCCGGTTTACTGCTGGATGGAAAACAATAAGTTGCAGGACCCTTTCTTTCAGCAGGTTTTCCAGCCACTGGTTCGAAAAGTTAGACGGGTCAAAAAAATAGCTCTTTATATAAAGGGTGATGAGGACAAAAAGACAGATAAGGCAACCCGTATCGAGGCGAACCTCGAACCGCTGAACCGCGAAGGGAACCTTATACTAAATGAAGCGGAAAAGGATAATCCCCACATGAAAAGACTGGAGGAACAATTCAAACTGTTTACGCTTAAACTGGACTTTCCTGCCGACGGACCGGATACGGTCGAAGGGGGAAACAGACGGATAGATATAAAACTCCGGGATACCGAAGCAAGTACAACCATTCCCCGCAAACTGATGCGGAGCAAAAATAAAAACAGACTATGAGTAATTTCATAAACTACGAAGATTACGACGCCAGCATCCACCGCGATATACTGGATGCGCTTATTTTGCAGGATGAAGCGATTATCGAAATTATCGAGGACCGCACGATTACCGACATGAGGGGCTATCTGGCAACCCGATACGATGTCGATGCCCTTTTCTCCGCTCAGGGTACGCAACGCAATCAGCTGGTACTCATGATGGCATTGGATATGGCTATTTACCACATCTTTTGCATCCATAACCCGGTCAAACTGTCAGCTATGCGAAAGGATCGATATGACAGGGCAGTCGACTGGATGAAAGCGGTCGGACGGGGTAAAATAAACATCGACGGAGCACCGCTCCTCCCGCTCGAACAGCAGACAGGCAATTCGCCCTTTCTCTCTAAGTATAATCCCAAAAGAACAAACCATTATTAATCTGTACAGACGCGATTTATCGCGTCTCTTATTCATTTATATATCATGGCCAAGAAACAAAAAATTACTGTCGGCGGCAACATGCCGCGCCCGGGACAAACCGCTCCCCGAACCATCATACTCACGCAGACGAAGCGCTTCGGCATCGACATTGCCGATATGATACAGGCCGTTCGGTCATTCGATAACGTCGATTTCTCACGCCGGTACAAGCTATATGACCTGTACTCCGATATCCTCATGGATACGCACCTGAGTTCTGTTATCGAGAAACGTATTCTGGCCGTATTGTCTTCGCCGGTGGAGTTCCGCAGAAATGGAAAAGTGGATGAAACGATCGTTTCTCAGATTAGCTCTCCCTGGTTCCGCCGGGCGGTGGAAGATATCATGTGGGCGAAGTTCTGGGGCTTCTCACTCATGCAGTTCTACAAGGACGGGCAATGGCTGAATTACGATATTGTCCCGCATAAACATGTGGACCCGGTACGGAAGCTGATATTAAAACATCAGACCGATTTGCAAGGCACGTCCTGGGATGAATATGCCGACTTGCTATTCGTGGGTAAACCGGAAGATATGGGACTTCTCGCTAAAGCTGCACCCTGGGTAATATATAAACGAAACACCACGGCCGACTGGGCGCAGTTCTCCGAAGTATTCGGAATGCCGATACGGGAATATCTCTACGATACCGACGACGACGATGCGCGACAGCGTGCCATCGATGATGCGGAAAATACCGGCAGCCTGGCAGTGCTTATTCACTCGAAAGACAGCGAAATGAAGCTGGTGGAGAGCGGAAATAAAACGGGAAGCGCTGACCTGTACGAACGGCTTTGCGAACGGTGCAACAACGAAATGTCTAAACTGATCCTGGGAAATACGCTGACTACAGAAGCTTCCGACAAAGGAACGCAGGCGCTGGGTACCGTACATAAAAAAGGGGAAGACCGGATGGCCGAAGCCGACAGGCGCTATGTGCTCGACGTGCTGAACTACGATATGACGGACACATTCACCGCCCTGGGCATTAATACTGCAGGAGGCGAATTCTTTTTCCCCGACCCGAAAGATATTGATCTGAGTTCAAAGGCCTCCATGCTGGTGCAGCTTCGCAATACATTCAACTTGCCGGTCGATGATGATTACCTGTACAATGAATTCGGCATCGAAAAACCGAAAGACTACCTGCAGCAAAAGGAACTTTTAAATCCGAAACCGGTAGAACCTGAACCGGATACTCGTGTCGATGACGAACCTAAACCGGTAGAACCGAAAAAGGAAAAAGACGATACTGCAGGCAAAACTAAACGACGCAGTAATCCACTTGCCCGCTTATTCAGTTTTTTCGTCCGGGCCCCACGCGAGGGGGCTTCCGGGTGGGACTAAATAACCTCTACACACAGCCGGGTTACGTGCCGCATTTCCACAACGAAACGGATCCGGTGGCTGCCTCGTTTTCGTTCGACGATGACGTGTTGAAAGACGCCATGCGTCGATTGTATGAAAAGACATACAACCCGCTCACCGAAATAGATGAGGACTTGTTTAACGAGTTCTGGCGCATTTACAATCAGGCAGCCGACGAGGGTTTGAATAGGACGCCGGTGCCGCTGGACTATGCCGATAAGGATGCGGATTTCTACGACGAACTGAAGTACAACAACGGGGTTTTCTCCGCGTTCAAAACGCACCGCTTTGCCAATGACATGGCATCGCAGCTGGTCAGCGCGGACGGTACATTGAAATCTTTCGCCGAATGGGAACGTGATACGGCGCCCATCCGCCGACACCACGTCCGGAACTGGCTGGAAACGGAATACAACACCGCAGTGCGTCGTGCTCACCTGGCGGCTGAATGGCGGCAGTTCGAACGGGAGAAGGACATCCTGCCTAACCTGGAATGGATGGAAACAACTTCCGTTACTCCTGGTGCCGATCATCGACTGTTCTGGGGTGTGATACGCTCCATCGATGATCCGTTCTGGAACGAGCACCGCCCGGGCGACCGCTGGGGATGCAAATGCGGACTGCGTAGTACCGACAAAGCAATAACACCGCTGCCTCCTGGTATCTACGATCCGAAGTTCGCTCCGGCTCCCGGTCTCAACAACAATCCCGGACGTGATGCCATGCTCTTTTCTTTCTCACATCCATATTTCGCAGCTGCTTACTGGGCATACAAAAAGCTTAAACCGGTGGTGGAAAGATTGGTTAAGAAGGAAATGCAAAAAGGAATGACGGTAAAAACGGTACAGGACGATGTGAAAAAACTGATTTCCGGTATCCGTCAAAATGGATATGCAAAAAAGAATGCCGTGATTGTGGGAACAGTGCCGGACAAAGTTGTCAGTTTTGCAAAAAAGCACAACATACAGGTAGGTGGTAATAATATCCTTATGTCGGATAGCGCCATTAAACATGCGCTCAGACCGGAAAAAGTTAAAGCTGGAAAGAGTGTCACTGAAGAGGAAATAATAAACTTCCCGAAGTATGCAGGTCGCGCCGGCATTTATTTCGATGCAGGGAAAGAAAACTTCTTATTTGTTGTTCGGAAAAACGGTAGAACGGTTAAATATGTGTTTGAACCTAATTACCTGCTGAAAGCAAATGGTGTAAAGAGAAGAGAATTTACATTCATCACAGCCGGAGTAATCAACGATCGTATTCTAAAAATGGGTGTTTATACAAAAATAAAATAGCAAAAAAGATGGAAAGGATTCGAACCTTCGATATAAGAGGCTTGCGCCGCTTCCACCTCCCGTGGTGGCATCACTCTTTTTTGCTAAGTCAGGCTGCACAGCTTGATGCTATCGCGCTTTGACGGCGAACCCGAATACAAATATACACCCTATTTCGCCAAAAACAAAACATTTAACTAAAAAAAAATGCAGACACGCATACAAATGCAGAAATTCATGTCAGAAATGAAGAAAAAGGAAGCTGAAAAATCAGATCTGATGAAACGGAAAATGCCTGTCTTTGCCGGACGTATTGCGGTCAATCATGTGCAGGATAACTTCCGGAAAGGCGGCTTTCAAAACGGCGGACTGCATAAATGGAAAAAGAGCAACCGCGAAATTTACGGAGGTAAAGGCGCGTCTGCCGGATACGGAACGCTCATGAGTGCGCGTGGCCACCTCTACAGTTCCACAAAATATGTCCCTGCTGAAGCCAGAGTAACCATACAGAATGATGTCATTTATGCCGGAGCGCACAACCGGGGAGGAAGTATTACAACAACCGTAACCCCAAAAATGCGGAAATATGCCTGGTATAAATATTACGCTCTGTCAGGAACAGGCAAAAGCGGAAAAGGTGGTAAAGGGAACAAAGGTGCTAAGACGTCCGACACCCCGGTCGCTCCGGATGTCGCGTTCTGGAAAAACCTTGCATTGACAAAAAAAACAAAGATCAGCATCAACATGCCACAGCGTCAGTTCCTCGGACACAGCCAGGAACTCAACACCGCCGTCCGCGACAAAATGGACACCGAACTCGCAAAAATCTTTCAGAAATAAACTGTATTATAACCCGAAACTTGAAACTTGACAAACTTGAAACTTGACAAACTTTATAACTTGATAAACTTTATAAACTCATGGAAACCCTCTTCTTATCTATTCAAACCCGCATTGCCGAAACAATGCCCGAACTGTCACTCATCGACGAAGACTACGGACAGCTCACCACGTCCGAAGATACCGATCCGGTAACTTTCCCATGCGCACTCATTCAGATCGAGGAAATCGACTGGCAGGAACTTGCCGCCGACAAACAGAAAGGAACAGCCAGCATCCGCGTTAAACTCGCCATCGACTGTTACGACAATACCCGTTTCACCTCCGGCACAGCCGACAAGGCCGTCGACAGAATGATGATGTATAAAAAGATGCACAGGCAGCTCAACCACTTCCGGGGAGGCATCCTGAAAGACACCAAAGGCGAAATCATCGACAAACACTTCCTGCCCCTCAAACGCCTCAAAAGCGTCTTCTATTCCCTTCCCGGCGGAATCAAAGTCTACGAAGCAGTCTACACCTGCACCATCCTCGAATTGTAATTATCTATACCCGGAGTGCGACTTAAGTCGCGCCCCGGGTTAGCTATATTCTCCCCCCCCCCCTTTTTTTAAAAGGGGCAGCGGGGTTCGGGGGGGCTGATTACTCCCCCATAAACAACACCAGCTGTTCTTTTGTAATTTTTGGTATTCTCACCCGTGGAACCGGGCTAATGGGTATGTCTTTAATCAAATTCAAATTTTCGCGTATAATGGCAGTAATGCGCTCTTCCGAAATAAAGAATTCCTGTTGTGACAACACCTTCAGGGCATCGTCGAACCTCAGTCTTTCAACTTCCGTCCAGTAATACCACCGCCGGAGCAATTTCTCATCCCGGAGAGTAATAAGGTCTTTATTTCGTCCTCTTTTTGCCATTTCACAAAATTATATACATTTTTTTCACAAATGCTACAAATCGAACAAAATAATTAACACTAATGACTTCGCCCATTTAACTGTTCATAAAAAAAGCCCCTGATTTAGGGCTTTTTTTATTTCATTCTCTCATAAGTTTCAATACCTCCGGCAGACAGAGACGAATCAATACTTTCCTCATAGCTATAAAAATTTAATTGTTAATAATTTTTTCAAAAATACAAACTCCGTCCGGAATTTCCAAACGGAGTATTTACACCCGGAGTGCGACTTTAAGTCGCGCCCCGGGTTAAATTATCCCCCATATTTAGGGGGGGGCAGGGGGGTTAGAATATTCCAAATCCAGCAGATCCTGCTGTGTCGGGCACCGCTCGTGCACGATCTCATATATCTCCTCCCATCCAGGCAGCACCGCCGCCATTCGGTCATCGATATATATGCTTGCGCTAATCTTCCGTGGATCGTCGCCGTAAAACTTAATATTACTCCGGAGGTTCTTATTTATAGCATCGAAGCGGATGCCCCGCTCGGCACACCAGGCTACCGCCCTGGCAAGATGTACGCCCGTCCGGCACGTCCACAGGATCAGCTGATATCCTTCCGATCTCAGTTTCTTTATTGTTTCAATTGCCTGCGGGCGGGCTTCCCCGATCTCCGGATATCTGTCGTGTACTATCGTACCATCAAAATCTACTGCTAATATCATAAGTCATTCAGTATTATGAGTTTCTGTCCGCAAAACTCAGTGTTAGTAATCTTGTTATTCTTTATTCTGTCATACACGGTGCGTCGTGGCTCTTTCGTCATCAGGCAATACTCGCACACCGTTACAAGCCCCAGACGCTCCGCACACTCGTGCAACAGCTCTGTAGCCATTTCAGCATCAAAGTGCTGTATTTTTTGTTTTTGTAATTCAGTAAGTTTCACGTGTTCAGCGTTTTGCAAAGTTGTGCGAGGTTTTTGGTGCGTATATATGTCGTTAGGGGCAAACCGAAAAAAACTCGTTCATAGTCTTTCCAGAAAGCCACCACTTCATTGCGCTGTCAGCGTCTCCATTTGTAAGTTGACTTAATTTCCATTGCGGATTACTTGCCATTCCTTTTCCAATTGCGACTTTTATACGCTCAAATTGTTTTGGATATAATGCAAATTCCTTTTCTCTATGTCCTTTTCGGCTTACAAGCGGGCAGCCAACACAACCAAGTCTTTTCATTCCGTTATCATAGGCAGGTGCAAGTTTTATTTGTTTTTCCGAAATGAAATTCCAAATATCTTCGTCAGTCCAGTCGTATAATGGATAAACGTGTTGCGCTCCTTTTTGCCAAGATCTATTGTCGCATTGTATGTAATCACGTCCTTTTCTTTTAGAGCTTTCGGCACTTCTTACACCCTCAAATACAATTTTACCTATGCTTGCATATTCTTTCAACCTTTCGCAGCAATATCGGTTTAATCTTGTTGGTAGTCCTTTTTTCTCGACTAATTTGTAAAAAGGTATTTTCGGCTGCAAAATTTCAGTGTGCGGATAATTCTCACGAATATAGCGGATGGTTCCTGCCGGGTCTATTGTCGTGTTAGCGTAATAACTTTTGTATTTTATTCCTGATTTTCTCAATAAATAGTCAAGAACTGCGCTATCTTTACCACCTGAGTTGCCAGCGTAAAGAGTTTCATTCTGGTAGCTTTCAGCCACTTTGCGAATAAATTCTATTGTTTTTTGTTCTAAATTCATTTTGTTTTGAAAAATAAGAAACGGTCAGCCCCTAACATACACCTATGAAATAAAGCTGTCATTAGTGCATTTCGGAGCTTGTTAGCCAGCTTTAAGTTTATATTAATCATTGCAGTTTGCCACCCGCAAACCGCTTCATTTCGTAGCTGCTATGTCGTTATCGCCCATTTTAAAAAGAAACAGTGCGTGGCGAAATAGCGCAAAGTTAAATAATCTTAAATATAGAAAGATTTTAATTATATTACTTGCACATTAGAAATATACGTTGTATCTTTACAGCGTAATTCAAACAACAAGTAATAACAATAAAAAATTTACAATTATGGCAACTTTAAAATTCACAAAAAAAGAAATTTCAGACATTTTAAATTCAGAGTACAAAAATGAAATCGAAAAACTAAAAACCGAATTAAAAAAATATCATGTGTATTTTAGCAGCGGTGCTGAATGCAATTCTATTTCACAATTTATAAATTGGCTTTCTGATACAGAAGGAAATTATTTTGATTTAGATAATGAAATTAAATCTCAATTAAAATCATTCAAAATTTTATGAAACGCCAAAATTCTATCGTTCTAACAGCCCCCGACCTCACCCCCGAGGTTTGGGGTAATTTTAAGAAAATGTGTGAAAGTAAAAGCTTTCCGTATCATTCCTTAAAATCAAAATCTTTCCCTATTAAGTTCGATGTGTATGTTATTCACAAAGTTCCCTTCAACTGACAAGAAGAAAAACGAGGCGATAACATACACCTATTAGCATTAGCGGGTTTTGCGCTCTTAGGAGCTGCTTAGCCCGCTTTTACTTTTCCGCTTCACGACAAATCCGCTCCCGCATTCCGCTAAATGCTCATAGCTGAATCGTTAGCGGCTATTAAAAAGCAGACGTCAACGCAATTACTTTTCGTTCAACCTTATCTAATCTAACTATCTGAGATTCGTCTTTGATTTTTATTGTGCGTTTTAACGGCTTTGGAAATATCTGTTTAATTTTTTTGGCTTTAAATAAAGCCATTACACGCGGTAAGTAGCCAATTGAGCAATCAGTTATAACCGCCTCACATTCTATTCTTTTAAACATTTCAAAAAGCGATAAATGAACTCTTTCGTCCATTTCTTGTGCGTTTTCAAAAACCTCGAAAATAGTATCTTCATTTTCATTAGAAAACGCACATACAACCATTTTACCTTTTTTAGTAACAGCACAATCAACGATTATGCAATCTGACTTGATAAAATTAACATCCGCTAACATCTGCTCATACGCAAGCGGGGTTTTAGTGGTAATTTGAAGTTTATTCATTCTATTTAATTTTGTGTTGTTTGACAATTTTGTGTTTCAAAATCCCCGCCTACGCATAGCAGACGGACGTTAGGGCGCATTTAAAAAAAACGACGAGGTATGCGTAAAAATTGAGAGGCAGATGGAGCTGCATCGACTTTTATATTCGCATTTCTTTCGAAATTTCTTAAAAAGCGTTGTATTTCTATTATTTCGGAGTTGCCGAGTTCGACAAACTTGATATAATCAGTTTTCTTACCCTGCAAAGAAATCACAGCCCATGAAGGTGAATATCTATGCTCATGTACATCAACGCTGACATCAATGCCAGACAAAACCGTGTTAAACGCTTTTCGCTGTTCTTCTAATCTATCAGCGATGTTTTTTGCTCTCAAAATCTCTGAATTTAGTTTTTCTAATTCAGTTTTAAAAATCCAATTGAATAGTTTTCGTATCATTTTTATTTATATTTGGTTGGTAATTAATAATATATCCGTTTGATTAAGAGATAAACGACGCCCTAACACACGCCTATGCCCACCTGCCCGACAAGGTGCAGCATTTCGACAGGGCGGAGCGGGGCAGGTTTGCATAGCCTTTACGTTATGGCTAATTAATGATGAAGTATTACCACCTTACCTTTAATTCCCATATCTGTGATCCCTGCTAAATGCCCTATGCTTTTTCTTATTTCATCATAATCTCTTAGCTCTACAAGGTTTATATATCCCTGAAATTCTAATTCTGAATTATCATGCGCTGTTGTTGCTACCACTGCATTTTTAGGATACTTTTCTAATTCTTTTATTAATTGTTTTACAGTCATATAATTTAACTAGCCATAACACATGCTAAAACGGCAAGTCCGAAGCGTTAAACTCAATTTGCATCTGACTGCCTTCAATTAGTTCATGCCCGACACCTTGACACGACATTCCCAAAAATCCATATATATAAGTTAAAATTGGAGTAACACCACATGGTAACGATTCATAATTGCACCATCCTCCATCTTTGTGTAAACAGCCTTCGCACTCTGATACATTCTCATATATATTTCTCACCTGATCACCACCCGTGAACGACATTGCTTTCTCCCAGCGCGCTTTGCGCTCCTCTTCCGTGTAATCGCTTTTTTGCCGTCCAAGGATCTGATCAAACGAGCTAAGCTTGCTAATCTGCTCGAATGGCAGCGGGTATATTTGTCTGTGTAAATATTTTTCGTTCATATCATTTGTAATTTTCACGTATAAATTCATTTAGAGTGTCCTTCATGTCACTTCTGAAGTTGCACACAGTCTTGTATTTTCCTGCCGCGTTGCGCTCAACGATCACCAGCCGCTCACTTCCTATTATGTAGCAAACACGGACGGTTATCGCTTTCCGGACATCATCGAAAACAAGCCCGTAAGCCGTAATGACTTCGTTTTCATTTTCGTCAGTCACCCGGCTGTGGTTCTCGCCTTTGTATCGCCACCAAGCCGGAAACTGGCAGCCGTCAAAACATTTCAATTCAATTTTTGCGCTTTCCATATCTTATCCCCCCTTTTTAAGGGTGGTCAGAGGGGTTAACCCTCGTTTTCAGTTATATTCGGGTTAGCTGGTTCTTTCACCGGATCAGGCTTTGTTTTAAAATACCGTGGAGCAACTCCACAACATTTTTTGGCCTTTTTACCACTCCCGCACGAACACGGTGCATTTCTTTCTTGCCTTACACAAACTAAAGGGCTTCCGTTTCCCTCGAACATATGTATATGTTCTGGTTTTTTTCTGTTCATAAATTGATAGTTATTTAGTCTTTCTTTTCGTAATACAGTTGCACGCATTTCTTTTCAAAGTCCGGAAGTTTATCAAACTCCATCTCATAATCAGTAATTTTCACCCCGTCATTTATACGGCAACAAAAATTAACCGAAGCAGTTGTCCCGCTTGTCCGTGTCTCCACGTATGCCGCGCACGGATAATAAGCTTTACCGCTATGGGTTCTGTCCATAACAAGCGGCTTAACCCAGAACTTATACTGCCCCTTCGGGTAATACCCCTTTGGGTCACACAACGACGACCGCAAATAATCCGCTCTTTCAAGCTCCTTCTCGAGCTGTTCCAATTCCTGTAATGTTAGTGTTTTCATATACTGTTGTATTAATTGCATTACTCCGGAAGCTCTTTCACGTCCTCAATAAACCCTGCATTTACAGCCGCCTTCTGAAATTCTTTTGGGCTGTCAGCTCTTGAATATACACTCAGAACCTGGGCCTTTACCTTATACCCGTCGATGATTACTTTTCCGAGATCAGCTATCGTTTTAGCTGTTTCAATGTCCATTTTCTCACATTTTGAGGCTTTAGGATCGTTATTATTCTTTAAGCCCTCGATGGCTTCAAAAAGGTGCACGTTAAGTGCGTCAATTCCTGTTACTTTTTTCATGTTTTTTAATTTGAATATTTAGACTTTTCAATGTGTATATCGATTTTTTCAAGTCACCTGAATATCTGGCGTGAATGCAATTTTCATTCTTCATCTGTTCCTTTCGGCTAATTATATAAAGGTTATCAATACTGCAATTCTGTCTGTTCCCGTCCCGGAACTGTATGTTATAACCTTTCTCAATTTCTCCGTTATGACGCTCCCACACAACCCGGTGCTTTAACTTAAATACATTCGGTTCAGCTATTTTTACATAAATATATCCATCAGTATCAACTCTTTCATATCCTACCGGTTTATGATTTACCGGAATATGACATTTCGTGAAGCGGGTTGCCTTAGTTTTTTCAATTGATTGCTCACTCATATATTCATCCTGCCTCTTGCCCTTGTTTACAGGTATATTGCCTTTCTTTATCCAGTGCTTCCGACCCGGATGATCTTCATTAAGCATATGTCTCCTTGATGTTTCCTTCACCCACTCAATATCCTTTTTCAGACCATGCTTCTGTGCATGATAGCAAATCGAGCTGTAACTACAATTGAAATGACTGGCGAGTTCCTGACTATTCGTGTATGGATAAATAGCCTTAAGTTCTTCCACCATTTCCGGAGTAAATTCATATTTCTTATTCATAACGTGTTTTTCAAATATCGCTTCTCTATTGTTGGGTTTTGTTCCAACTCCCCGTACCAGGTTGGAGTTGGTGTCTTTCCTATCCTCCCGGACCGGTCAGACGTGATAATAAATCAAATTATGAAAAAAGTATCTTTAATTTTTAGTCTGTTCGTGAGCATACATGAATATATCCATGATATTAGTCTCCGTAACCGATACGATTACATAGTCGGCAAGTGTGCCTTTCATCCCTTTTTCAATCACGTCCACAGCTTCTTTCAGGGTTGATGCCTGAGCGAACATGGTTGTGGCAATTCTTTTTTCAACTCCCTTTTCCTCGTCCAGACTAATGAAATTTACTTTTGCCCGATACCAGCGGTCGCCGTTCTCGTTGGTGAATAGCTCGTTGATCTTTGCCCTGGTAACTTTTGTCACCTCAAACTCGCCGCTGATGAACGGGCGTATCTCCTCGTTAATTCTTTCTTCGGCTTCGGTAAACGACAAAGCGTCCACCAGGTAATTTTCCGAAACCTTTACGAGACAACCGCCTTCTCCGGTGCGCTCGTACTTAATTGCTACGTTAAACCAATTGTGCATAATTATTTGTTTTAGTTGATATTAGTTACTATTTTATCTATTTTTCTTGTCCCCCCTTTTTAAGGGGGGGTAATGGGGTTATATATTCGAAAAATTCAACTCCACAGCTTCAAACCTACCGTCATCGTTTTTCGCCCATACGCGGTAATATGTTTTGCTGTCCGGGCGTCGCTGTGCCTTGTTGATCAGCCGGCATGCTTCGGTGAAAAGCGGGTGATTTACCTTGCTTTCATAGCGTAATAGCGGCATTACTTTTTTCGGATCCAGCTTGCCTTTAGTTGTTTCGAAAGCGGAGTTGATCATTTCGCTTACGAACTCATGTTTGCTCGATATGGTCAGACCGAGGAACTCGTCGAGCTTCTGTTTTGCTGCAGTAATAATCAGATCGTCGAAAGCCATCGGCTCGGACACCTTACGTTCCACCTTAATGGATCGGTCGAAATTGAACCAGGTATAAGTACCCTTGTAGTCTTCCGACCGTTTCGCACCGTTTTCATTCAGTACAGCATCTTCAACCTCCTCGCAGATCTCCTTAATCTGCTCTTTAAATCCCACCAGGGATTTGTTTACGGCTATTGCCGATTTTAATAATACAGCTGATTTTCGCTCTTGCAATTTTTCAGCTTTGGTTAGTCTGTTGGTAGGTATCGAAGTGCCGTTTTCATCTACCCACACTTGCTCTTTTAGATTTTGTGTTGCCATCTTTAATTTTTAATTATGTATTTTATAAAATTCTTGAATTTATTCTTTTCTCTTACTCTGTATTCCGGTGTTACCTTCACATATATCCGGCTGGGTCTGATGCATGGTATTTTTTCACTTGCCTCACAGTGCCCTTTCGGAGGGGCTTCATTTACTCTGAAGCTGCAACCGTCGCATGCATTATTCAAATTTCTGGGAGGTACAATCTTGTAGTCTTCCCCGTTTATTTTTACGGTATCTCCAAGTTCGTATTTTGCCATAATATTTATAATACCAGTCTGTTAGAATATGCCTCAACTTCCGGTGAAGGCTCCTTTTGTGGAATAAGATCTTTTTCAAACTCATCAATTCGTGGACAGTTCGCGATTGTGGCTATTCGTGTTATGAAGCAGTGAACTTTAATACCGCTTTCAGTTTCTCCTTCCCATACGCGGGCAGGTATGCCGTCTGCCAGAACGTCCGGCTTCAGCATTACAATTTTCGATGTGGATTCAATGGTAATTTTCATAATTCGTGTAATTCGTATTTAACTTGTAACTTGTAACTTGTAACTCGTAACTTGTAACTGTTTTCAATTCCAGCTCATCTGGCTCACATTAAGCAAATCCCCCGGTATCTGTGTATGTTCCCCTTTCCGCATTATTTTTTCAAGTTTGGGGATAAGATCCGCCAGTTCCTCCAGCGTTAATTTTGCAAACCGTTTCCCTGCTATCTTGGGAGATAAGCAGAAGTGATCCACATTAGCCCAAACCGTAGTATCAATGCCAATTTTTTGCATGCGTTTCAATACCGCGCTCCTGCGGCGCTTAATTTCAGCCGTAAATACGGCGTCACTCATACCGGTAGTTTTCTTCATGGAAGCAATCATACAGTCAAATTCCTTTTCGCTCATCTCCCTGAGCGATTCCGTCCTGCCATTGGTGAATTGAAGCACCAATTCTTCCTTTAGTCCATCCGTAGCCCCAGGCAACTTGGACAGCAGCGAATAAAATTCTGAGTAATTCATAATTTTGTATTTAGATGGTTTAGTGATCCTATGCAAAAATTCATAATTCATCATTTATAATTTATCATTCTTCTCCCCCCAATACTTCAGCGCCCCCTTTTTCCAAATATCCAGTTCCCCTTTTTCCCCGATATACCGCCCCTTCGAAAATGCCCGGTAACCTTCAACCCATATCTTTAGGGCCGAGTCATACATCACGCTTACAGCCGATCGCCCGGCTGGCTTTTTTCCGTCGGCATGGCTGATGAATATGATAAGCTTCTTGTGATTGGCTTCCTTAAAGGCAATGTATTGCTTGTAGGTCAGCTGGGTGTACTGAAAACTGTCCACAATTACGAAGTCGGGGCTTTTTTTCTTTGCCAGGCGTTCGGTGAGCTCGTCAAGCGACTCGCAGAGGAACTGCAACCGCCCGTCAAGATCGTCCATCTCAAACCGGATAATGGCATCCTGCACGGTCTTGCTCTGTGCCTCTTCCAGGGCATTATATGCCACCTTGCCAAAACGGCTCAGCTCCCGGCAGAGCTGCATCGTGAAACTTGTCTTGCCGTTGCCCGAGTTACCCCAGATAAACCAGATGCCGAGCCGTTCGGGCGTCCCGAAGGCGTCGTACCATTCGCCTTCAAAAGCGAATGATTTCTTTTTCATCTTTAATATCTCGGAGGGGGAGTATGCGCGTGCCATTCAAATAGTGTTTAAATAGTGTTCAAATATCAGTTGCAGGCTATTTGCATCTTGTTCCGCACAGCTCTCACTTTTTTATCTACCCGCCTCAGGTCATAATCGCATTTTTCAGCGTCTTTCAATACGTCATCAATGGCCTTCTTGTCGGTTACGCCGTTAGCCATGCAGATGGCATACACATCGTTAGCGCTCGTCCTTTCGGCTTCGTAAAATCGGCGGCCTATACGGCTGTGTAGTTCCTGATATCCTTTCCAGTTCCTGTTGATCCCGTTTTCCATGCGTTTCTGCATGTAGTTTGTCGAAAGGAAAACAATGCCGGCCTTATTTTTAAGGTGGTTGTAAATGGTTATGAAGTAATAAAGAATATTGTCGCTTAATTTGTCGCCCTCGTCAAAAACAAGTACCGGATTATCCATCTCTGAGATGAAGTCTATCACACACATGATCTTTTCGCGTGCTGATTTTTGGGTGTTGATGCGGTAGCCTGCTGCTCTCGCCAGGTCGATGGCGAAACTGGATTTCTTCATATCCTCGTCGCAAAGCATATAGATCACATTTTTACGCTGCGATTTGTAGTACTCGGCTGCAACGGTTTTTCCCGATCCGGCAGGGGCGGTGAGCCAGATAGTCGATTTTTCTTTCTGGGCCTCGTTAATCACAAAACATACATCCTTAAAGGTGGGCGTCTCCACTATTTCCCAGTCTGTTCCAACGCTGGGGCTTACCTGCATACGGATCGACTTCCACATCAGATCGGAGATATTCTCCCAACGGTCGTTTAATATCGACGATATGGTCGACGGACTGACATTCCTTAGACTTTCAGCCGCTATATTGCGACTTGCGTACTGATTGCAGTACTTCATAAGCAGCTGCTTAATTTCTTCTTTTTTCTCGATACTTAGATTCATACAGTTATTTTATTATAGTTTGTCGTATTGCGAAATTTCATCGTAGGTCATGTTGCTCTGTTCTTTTTCCATCAGCCCGATATCCACCGTTTCGGCTTCCTTCCGGATCAACTTTCGTTCCGTCGGTTTTCTCGTTACTGCAATCTCTTCAATGGATTTTTTAGATACTCCCTTGGGTGTTGGCCGGTTAAGTCCGAATTGCTCAAGAGCTACGCCGTGGGCGTGTTCTGTATCTATGTTGTCCAGATAGGTATCAACGCGGAGCTGCTCTTCTATATTCATCACCCGCCGGATGAAGGAACTACTGTCGTGTGTGGCGTCTTGCATGGCCCGCTTGACCTGGTAATATGGAAGTGCCTCGGCTACATATCGCTTGCCGGATGCCGTTTCTTCGTACAGGCGTACGCGAGTCATATCGTTCGGATCATACTGGGTATAAAATTTCCTACCTATATTCTTTTTCCGGAATTGCAGATCCGGCAACCCGTCGGTACCATACACGTCGTAGGCGTATGTCTTCTTGTCGATGTCTATCTCTATGCCGGAAGCTGTGAAAGTGGACGGTTTTCTCGTTACCAGCCAGAACATTTCTATCATGTCGAGTTGGTCCAGCGTCTGATCTATCGGGTTACTGCTTGCAAAATACATGTCTCTTCGGGCTATGCCGGTGGCTGGGTGTTTTTTTCCGTTCCATTCGTCACGGGCGATTACATAGGCCTCTTTGAGTTCTTGAAGTGTGTACAGATTTTCCTTGTTGGCGGCAATAAGTTCCATGTTCTGTCGGCTCTTTTCTGATTTTGAGGTGATATTTTGCCCTGTAAATCGCCAGTCCTGGTGTAGTATCTGTTGTTGAAATCTTCCGAATACAGCCTCTATACTCTTGGATGATCCGCGATAAGGGGCGGTGTTGCGCTGCATCCTGGCAATTCGTGCCATAAATCCGGTATTGTCAAGCTTCTTGTGTCCTCCCTGGTTATCCACTACTATTTCAAATGGACGGGCCTGAGCAGTTTCTACGGCCATGCGGTAGGCGTTGTATTGTGCTGTGTAATTTTCTGTGTCTGAGATATGATAACCGAGCAGCATTTCACTGTAAGCGTCCATCACTTCATATACCTGCGTTGTCTTTACCACTAACCGGCCCTCTTCGTAGGCTTTGTAATAAAGGTTGAGTTTGGTACCGTCGCCATACCACAGGGCATCCCTGAATTCCGGCAATGAGGTCCGGAATTTATAACCGAATTTCTGATAGGCTTTCAGTTCTCCGTACACAGCATCATACCAGCGTTGTACAACTTCGGGTTCATTCAGGTAATTGGTTACGGAGGCTACACTCTCCAGCTTTTTCCAGCCGAAACCCTCGGCTACCCGATTATACTCTGTCATGATCTGCGAGTCGGACATTACCGGAATGCGGCGCCTTTTTTGCATTACAAGATATGTTCCGCCCTCTTCGGTTATCTTCACAGTATTTTTATTGCCAAGCTTGCCGCTAATCAGGCAGGCATACCCGTTCTTTTTGTAGTCATTTATTTTGTCTCTCAGACGGGCGCGGCTGCGTGGAAGTGTGTGACCGGGGTTTTTGCGAAGTTTGTCTACGGTTGCATATAGAGTTTCCCACACACCTGTTGATCCGTTTTGCATAGCCTTGCGCATCGCCTTCCGGTGGTTGAGCATTTCTATCAGCAGATTGAGAACAGAGGCGTTTTGAACATATTCATCCTGAAATTCATCAGGGATGGTGCTCCCGTCTGGTAGCTCGTGCGTAGCGTAAAACCGTTTCGCCTTGCTGTCTGTCACAATTTCATCTTTCATCATACTTTCTTCTACTAATGTGTAAGGGTCGCCCCATATCAGTTTGAACCGGTCTTTAAATCGCGATGGTAAACTCTCGTACTCAATCAGGGCAGGATTTCCCAGCCCCTTACCCGGGCGAACTACATTTATTTTCTTTTCTTGAACGTGCCATTTATAATTTGGGACACTCATTACAGTGAGTCCGACGGCTTCTCCCTTAGCTTCTGGGTTAGGCTTTGTCAGCTCGCTTAATGTTACCGTAAGTACTTTGTTATACCAGTCCATATTATTTTATCTTGCTCCTATGCGGGGAATCGAACCCCGCTTGAACCGTTTAGGCTTGTTTATAAATGCCAAACTCGGGAACTTCATCTCCGAAGAACTCCGGGAATGCGCTTACAAGTTTGCGCTTGTTTGCGTTATCAGCTAAATAAAACAGGTCTCTCAACCCTACATTGAAAGAACCTTCACCGGTTCTGATCCCATTATGCATCTGCATAAATACACTTTGTTTACTTTCCTTGCTCATGGCTATCTGTTTATTACGTTTTCAATGGTCTCAATGGTACTTTCGAGGTCTGACGCGGCAGTATCAAGTTCATCGATGTTTTCCTGGAACTGTTCCCCGCGTTCCGATTCCTGTATCCCTTCCGGGAGGTTATCGTATTTCTCCTCCTCAGCTTCTTTTATGGATGTAATTATTTCCATCCCTTCGCTGATGAGATATATTGCCCTTTCGAGCTCTTTCCTGTTTTGCTTATTCATTTCAAAATCTCCTTTCTCAACTTGTCTGTTTCGAGAGATTTAGCAAGCAGTGCAGACGCAACCGCAAAGAATAATAGGTGCAGCGCGTCCAAAAAGAACCATGCAACGAAAAAACCTAAGGCCAATAGATAGCCTGTCCAGATAAGGGTGATTTTTATTTTATTCATTGGTATTGTTGTTAGATGATACACCATACTTTGCAGTAGCCGTTTTAACAATTTTTTCAAATGTTTTACCGTAACCAATCCGAATATTCCTTTTTACCGTTATCGGATGTATCCCAAGTGCCTTTGCTACCTCGGTTTTCCACCCGTGAGGTAAAAATCTTGGGAGTTCGTGTTTAGTTAAATATTTTGTTACCATTATCCGTTTATAAGTTTTTCCAAAGCGCTTCCGGCGTTTCCGTATATATCTTTCGGATTTCTCCGGTTTTCAAGGGCGCATTCATATAAAGCATCCAATATCTTTGCGCTTCGCATTTGTCCAAGAAGCACCTTATATACATTCTGAACGTTAACACCAAGATCACGAGCTACTCGCACTTTATCGCCGTACCTCAACATCGTATTTACTGTCATTAATAAATCAGGCAGTTCATCCGCAGCCAAACGGCGCGTTGTTTGTGCCGTCTCCGGCATATATTTGCCCGTCCGCCGGATGCTCGGCAACACCTCGCCCGTCACCCACTTGCGGAATTTACGGAGAAATGCAACGCGCTCGTCTGCTATTTCTTTATTAGTACCTTTTTGTGGTTGGTACATGAATAGCAAATGATAAAATCCGCTCTCATTTATGACCGTAACATATTGTTTTCCACCAGGGGTGTCAATATGTGCCACCCCCTTTTCATCTTCGTCCAGGTTGCTCAATGTTCGCTTGTGCTGATTGTCTCCAAAAGATCTGCAAACATCTTTACCCACAAACCAGGGCTCATTTTTTACCATCTCCGTCCGGATCTTTCCAAATTCCGGGTGTGTAATCACTTTTAATTCATTCATTTTCCGTGTATTTAATTCGTCTTAATTCGCTCAATTCGTAGTTTCAAATCTCCACGCCGCCCTTTTTCCGGGCAAGTTCCCGTATTTTCCGGGCAAGATCGCTCTGAGTGCGACCTTTCAGCGCGCTCCGCACCGTTACAGCGCTCACCCCAAACGCTTTGGCTATTTCAGCCCGCGTTTTTCCGTGTTTAATTAAAATTTCTCCCATGTCATTTGTGTATTAAAAAAATTAGTACCTTTATCGCCTGTTTTCATTTAGAAAGATGTTGCAAATATATTATCTTATTTTCAATCATACAACAATAATATAAACTTATTTTCAAATATTTTATGAGTATTCAAGAAAGAATTAAACAATATCTTAATTATAAGGAAATTACACCTTATAAATTCTGTAAAGATTTGGGGCTTTCAATGGGATATTTAGACAAAAAAGGCTCTATCGGGACAGATAAGTATTTGAAAATAATAGAATATTTTCCAGATATTTCCCCGGATTGGCTTTTAACAGGCAATGGAGAGATGATAAAATCTAATGAAAAAATAACCAATCAATCTATAGTAGGCGATAAAAACGTGCAGGCTGGGGTAAATAGCAACATTAATAATTCACCCGATTTTTTACAGGCTGAAATAAAAGAACTACATAGATTATTGTCTGAAAAAGATGCTCAAATAAATAAACTATTAACCATATTATCAAACCATTAGTTATCAAATCATGGCTAAAATAAACCAAAACATTACTGGTAGTAACAATATCCAAGTTGCAGGCGATTTCATTAAAACGGAAAAGGTTGTAAAAAAAATACAAGTAATCCACAGTCCTGATGAGCACATTACAGATGCGCAAGCTAAAGAGGTTAAAGATAGAATTCAAAAGATAGCAGAGTCAAGATCAAAAGAAAGTAGATATTCATTCGCACAGGCGTATAACGCTCTGTACGAAAAATATCATATCACAAGTTATAAGTTACTCCCAAGGGAAAAGTACGAGGAGGCTATTAAATGGCTTGATAAGCAGATTGCTATTTACCGTCCAGAATTAAAGAAAGTCGATACTGAGCAGTACCGAAAAGACATGTATAAGTCCTTAAATGCAAGGGCAAACCAATTAAGAATTGATATTCACGAATTTGCCAATAGAGTATTAATGCCAAAGAAACCTATTACTTCATTAAAAGAACTAAGCGACACAAGACTCCAAAAACTTTATAATAATTTATATCGCATAAAACATAAATAGAACTATACCTTCATAAAATCTGATCTGTTTTTTCTTCTTCACTGCGACCAACCCAATACTCTTGAACAAAGTAAGAAAATCTATCGGGATCATTATTGCATAGTTCCATTGGAACTTTATGAGGATTCCGGGGAAATAGATGCCGAATTAAAGAATTATCTCCTATACGACGAAAAATAGACGTCAGGCTCATCGTTATACCCACACAATCTTCTTTCGTTATTTCATTTACACCAAGAGTTGCGCTTATTTCATTAGCCGCGTTTTTAGGTGTAATATCATTGTTGTTCTCATCAACAATTTTATACATTATAATTATCGTTTTAGCCATCACACACACGTTTTTTGGGTTATTTTGACCCAAATATAAGTCTATATTGCTAATTATATGCATATTACGAACTTTTATTTTTGTTTTGATTGATATTATTTGTGGTAGTTTCTATCCTTTTACACCGTTTTTTGTGCCTTTTTTCTGTGTTTTTTGGTCTGTTTCATACCATTTACAACACCGTTTTTTAGTTAAAAACTATCCCTAAACTTCTGTTTTTTACACAAAAATAGACTATCCCTTAATCTATCTCTAAGCCTATCCCTTAATCACATTTTTTGCCATTCATTCCTCCTGGTTGTTTTGTCCTTTTGAGGGCTGTTTTAGCACCGTTTATACACCGTTTGCATACCGTTCAGACAATTAAACAGAAACGCCGCCATATCGCATTATCAGCGTTACGGTGGCGTTATTTACACTTATTACGTCCTTATATGTTACATTTAAGCCCTAATATCCCCTGGTGTCACATCCCCCCATGCAAACCGTTCAAATTTCACTCCGAATGTCACACCAATGTAATGCAATGTAACATTTCGTTTTTGGCGTTTACGGCTTCTTATATTATATATATATATGTTTTTCAATAATTTACGTGTTTTCTTTCGTTTTGTTTTCGTCGCATCTCGTTTTTACCCCCTTATTCGGAAAAAATCTGATTTTGACAGATAAACTCTTAAACATATTATTTGTTTATCATCTGTATAAAATAATTAACGCAACAGTCTGTTGTTTCATGCTACTGATTATTTTTTGTAATTTTGCGGAAA